TTGAATATACTAATACTGCAGTTAATACATTAATGGCAGATTCAAAAACAGCTGCAACTGCTTTAGAAAGTTATGAAAATATTATCAAAGCCTATGAAACAGGTGGCAAAACAGGCAAATTAGAAAAAGCATTTTTAGATATTAAAGGAGTTTTAAGAACTTTAGGATATCAAGGTGATATTAGTGAAATTTCTTCTAGTGAAGTTTTATTAGCAGAATTTAACAATATTGCATTAGATAATATGAAAAAATTATCTGGCTCTGCTTCTGATAAAGATGTAGCGTTTGTGGTATCTGGTGGGCCATCATATGATAAATCACCAGAAGCTAACCAAATTTTAATTGGTCAAGCAATGCATTTATCAAAAGAAGTAAGAAACGCAGCAGTATTTCAAGGTAAATGGGTAGATAATTATTTAAAAAATAATAAAGGGCGTTATCCTAAACAATGGGAGTTAAATGCTGCAATGTCTGCTTTTGCAAACAGAGGAGATACATCACCAGATAAATTAGCTCAATACGGAGCAGTTTGGGAAAGTGAAGCATTTAAATCAGTAGGAACAAGAGAAGAGTTAGTTGAAATTTATGGCAACAATATTTACGATGGTTGGGCAAAATATAACAAAATAAAACAACAAGATTTAACAGTTGAAAATGAAACAACAAAAAAGATAAGTATTGTAGATGCAGCTAGAGCAATTGCAGAAGAAGATGAGGAAGATTAAATGGCACTAGGTCAATTAGAAATTATAAAAAATGTTGCGTTAGATTTTGTAACGCCAGATCCTGATTTTTCTAGGGATGAAATAAATCAAAGAAAAGAAAAAAGAACAACATTGTATTCTGCATTAGATGAATTGAATAATACATCTATTGGTGTTAATGATGAAGGTACAGATTTGTTATTAAAAGATTTACCAAAAAAACATCCGTATTGGAAAACTTCTGAAGGTGCTGAACAAAAGAAACTTATAAAAAAAATTCTTAAATCTTTAGATGGCAAATATGAAATGACTTACCAAGAATTATCATTTGATGATGATTGGATTAATGCTCATAGAAAATTTTATAAAAAAGAAACTGGCAATAATTGGAGAGGCACAGACTCAGCTTTAACAGAACATTATTTTGAAAAATATAATGATTTTACTAATGCTATGACTAAAACTGCATATCAAGGTTTAACAGATAATTTTTGGTTTTCTAATTTTGATGATGATACTTTAAAACTTTTAACTCAACAATATGACACTTTTCATAAAACAGATATGACAGGTTTAGGCTCTCGTAATTTTCTTAATCAAGCTGCAGATTTTGTATTGCAATCTGGTACTGATCCTTTAACAATAGCTTCAATATATGCTACAGGTGGAACAGCAAATTTAGCATACAAAGGAGCAGCACCTTTCGTTATGAAAAAATTAGTAAGCGATACTATAGCTAAAAGAGCATCACAATTAACGGGTGCTAGTGTTGTATCTGGAACACTTGGTGGTGGTATTGATGCTAATTTGCAAATGGTAGAGCAAAGAATGGAAGGACAAGAAGAATTAGATATTGATCCAGGAGAAGTTGGCACTATGGCAGCTATTTCTGCAGCAATT